GAGGTCCATAGCCTCATCGGAGATGGAGATCCACTTCTTGATGCTCTGGGGGGTCAGGGTGACCTTCCCGATGGTCAGGGACTCTTCAGCGACGGCGGAGGTGCCCTCGGTGTGCACGGTGGCGGCGGTGGCGCTGAGCTCGAAGCCCACGCTCAGGATGCCGCGGACGTAGGTCTTGCGGACCAGGTCGAGCAGGCCGTTGCGCTGCCAGGCGGTCTGGATCCGGCCTTCGACGTACTTGGGAACGGGGACGTAGCCGCCGGCGACCATCTCGGTCAGCAGGGCACGGCACTCGGCGTCGTTGTCGGTCTTCAGGTAGTTGGCATAGGCCACGTTGTACTCGTGGGTGCCACGGATTTCTTCGTTGGTCATGGTTTTCTGTTCCTTTCTGGTTTCTACGGTTTCGGTGGGGACGTTGTCCTCAGCGATGTCTCTGGCTTCCTGCTGGCGTCTCTCTTCGATCTCCAGCAGCTCAGCCTTGCGGGCTTCGATCTCGGTCATCTCCGCAGACAGGGCTTCCAGATCCGCGTCTTCCGCGGTCATGGCCTGCTCGATCTCGGCGATCCTCATCTCCAGCTCGCTGTTGGTCATTTCTTTAATTTCCATTTCTCAGCCTTTCTATCCTTTCGGTCAGCGCCTGGATCTTCGCCGCACGTTCCTCCTGCGCGAGTCTCTCCGCCCGCTCGACTTCCATCACTCCGTGGAAATAGTCTCTCGTTGCAACGTCCAGCTCGGTCCCGGGGTTGGCCGGGAAACTGACGGGACTGACGTCGAAGAGCTTCCGGATCTTCGTGATGGTCCGGAGGTGCTCGTTCTTGTCGTAGTCATCCTCCTCCACCGTGAAGGCGAAGCTCATCGCCTTGTAGTGCCCGGCTGCAATATCCTCAAACAGGGAACGCCCCGCAGCCGTCCGGCTGAGGTCCGCTTCCTGCTTCAGGCCGTGTTCATCAACGCTGACGACCAGGTCGCCGGCGCTGGTTCTCGCATAGACCTTTCCTTCATGGTCAACGCGGAGGACCACGTCACTCATGTCAGCGCCATCAAAGGCCTGCGGGTCTATGACTTCTTTGTACTCGGTGTCTCCGTCCCTGAAGAGCACGTAGGGCTCAAAGGTGGAGGCGTATCCGATGATGCGATACTCGGGCTCCTGCGCCTCCTGGTCTTCCCTGGCGGCGATCCTGAGCTCCATGTCGCGGATCAGTCTGTCTGCTTTGCTCATTTTCTCGTCCTTTCGTAGTGCTGAATGATCAGCTCCATCCGGAACGCGTCCTCAGGAGCGTCTACGTCGCATGTGTAGTCGTTGATCGCGTGGTAGGATCCGTAGTCGATCTCGTTGGGCTGTCCGCCGTGGATGGCCTGCCAGAACTCCCACGAGATGGGCCTGCGCCGGTAGAGCCCGGTTTGTTCGTTCTCGCGAACAAAGTCCCGCGCCTTGAAGAAGCGCTCCAGATCCACCACCTTGAAGGCGAAGGGCTCCGCCCAGGGCTTCGAGTAGTCCTCGTGGAACGGAGGGCAGCTGGCGAAGAACTCCACGCCGTCCGTCTCCGTGTTCACGATCTCCCGGATGGCTTCCGGGGAGAACACCACGTCGCCCAGGATGTAGCACACAGGCTCCGTCACCGGGTAGAAGCCGTCCACCCAGGAGCCGTTCCCGATAGTGTCGAAGCGGTTCTCATGGCTCAGGAGCGGGACCCCGTACATGCCGAAGCGGGGGTCGTTGGTGCTGATGGCGATGTCCTCCACGCCGTTCTCCCGCAGGAGGCGGATGGTCCTCGCCACGATGGCCTCGCCGTTGATCATTACGAACTGCCGCGGGATCTGCCACTTGTAGTAGCGCCCGCCGCACATGATGATGTACTTCATTCTTCCGCCGGTTCCTCTTCGGCCACTTTGTCGTCAGCGTTGTAATACTCCCCGCGGATAATCCGGACGTCTCCGCCTTCCACCGGCGGCAGGTTCCAGATCTCCCTGGCCTCGTTGATGCTGATCAGCCCGCGGTCCACCAGCTCAGACGCCACGGCCAGTTTGTCCGCGTTGGTCATGTACTGGAGCCGGTTCGCCGTGAAGAAGATCTCGGCGCCGTAGGACCGCTCCCGCTCCGTGAAGGTCATCTTCGTCATGACTTCGCTGAGCTGGATGGCAAAGGTCTCCACCTCGCCCTCATAGAAGGCACTGAACTCGTCGCCGTAGGCAGCGTTCTGGATGACCTTCTCGCTGACTCCGTAGTAGTCTTGCACCGAGGTGCGGATCAGTTTCAGCTGGTCCGCGTCCACCGCATAGGACTGGGTGCTCAGTTGCTTGATGTCGGTGTAGGTGTTCGGGAAGAGCAGGAGGCCGCCGCCGTTGTCCTGCTGGAAGTTCTCGATGTCGAAGCGCTGCCGCTCCTTGCTCAGGTCCTCCGCCTTCGTGAAGTTCGTCAGGCGGGCCATGAAGCGGAAGGACGAGGCGTTCTTCGCGTACTCCTCCACGCCCTGGCGCTGGATGCTGATGAGCTGCATGGTCTCGTCCAGGGCCCGGTTGTCGGTGCCGAACATGTCGCTCTTGTACTGGTGCCTGGTCAAGATCCCGACGCGGGAGAGCTCGATGGCTGCCTTCTCCCTGCCGGCCTCGAAGGTGAAGCGGATCCAGGGGATGTTCTTCTCCCCCACCGTCACCAGTTCCCAGCTATGCGGGCAGATGACCGAGTAGCCGTAGAGATCGCCGTAGCGGTCGGTGAGCGGAACGATGAAGGCGTTGTTCCGCACCTCCAGGATCGTGCTCGTCCTGTACAGGAACTGCGACCACGTCTGCCAGGGGTTCGGTCCGCCCTTCAGCTTCGTCTGGAGGGACGGCTTCGCGCTCCCCTGGATCGTTATCTGAAGTTTGGAGCGGTGCCGGCTCTTGGCGTCGATGGCCGCCCGGACCAGTTCGCTCTCATAGATGGAGCCCCTCCAGGTGTGGAACACCGGCGTGTACCCGTTCAGCAGTTTGAACGAGGTGTAGGGCTCGCGCCTTACTTTCTCCTGCTCACGGTTCGGAAACAGTTTTTCAAACAGTCCCATGTGTTTTATCCCTCATTGCGAAGTTGGTCGCCTATCATTTGCCAATGCTTCTGACGGACGCACATGGCGCACAGCAGCGCAGCCGTGCCGTCGATGTGTCCGTTCTTGCGTAGTTTTATCAGTTTGCACCGCTCGCTCTCCGCGTCCACTTTCAGGGCGGAGTCGAGGAGGTGTACTTTCAACAGATCGTTGTCGCCGATGCGGATCCTGCCGTCCCTGAGCAGTCCTTCCGTCTCCCGGATGACCGGCGTCAGGTTGGTGCCCTGGAAGACGTCATCTGTCTGGAATCCGTAGCCTTTCAGGTCCTGGATGAGGTACTGGGCGGAGTATCGGTCGTAGCCGACCATCAGCGGGTATATCCGGTATTCCTCAATCAGCGTAGTCATCCAGCGATACACGTCCTGGTAGTCAATGACGTTGTCGCCGCTGGGCGACAACAGGCCCCGCTGCACGTAGATCTGGTACGGCAGGCCATCCCGTGCAGCTGCCTCGGTGATCTTCTCGCCGGGAAGCCAGAAGTGCGCGAAGACGTTCAGGATCCCGTCCTTCTCGATGACCACGGTGGCCGCCGTCAGGTCCGTCGTGCGGGACAGGTCGATGCCGGCCACGGCGTAACTGTCACAAAACTGCGACAGTTCCATGTGCTCACCGCCGGCGTTCAGGACCGCCGTCTCAGGCAGCCATGCCAGGCTGGAGGACTGCTTGACGTTGCAGTATTTTGTCAGGAACTCGGCCCGTTTGCTCAGGCTCTCCTCCGCGATGTCTATCTCTCCGAGGAGGTAGTCGACCGAGACGGAGACGCCGAGGTTCGGGTTCGCCTTCTTCAGCTCGTTGATGTCGTTCCACTTACGGATGTCATCAATCTCGTAAATAAAAGGGAGAAGGCGCTTTTCCTTCGCCTCTCCCAAAAGTACGCGGGTGCTTCTTTTGTATAGTTCGTCGTAGATTCCCTCGTTGATATATCCGGCGGTCGTGATGCAGAACATCAGCGGCTGACGCCTGGACCCGAAGGACGAGCGCAGGACCTCGTAAAACTTGAGCCCCTGGTCTCCCTGCCAGCTCGCCACCTCATCGCAGACCGCGCACGAGACGTTCAGGCCGTCGCTCTTCTTCTCCGAAAAGGCGAGAGGCTTGGCGCTGCTGTTGGTGCTCTCGACGTATATGTCCGTCCGGCGCTTCTTTGACATCTCGGCCAGTTCCGGCTCGTGGCCGATGCTGTTGTAAAACGCCGAATAACAAAGCGTTGCCTGTTCCAGCTTCGGGGCTGCAAAGTAAATTCGGGCGCCGTATTCCCCATCGAAGAACATGGCCTTCTCTGCAACTCCTGACGCGATGAGGGTCTTTCCGTTTTTCCTCCCGGTCACCCAGAATATCTCGCGGAACTGGCGGAGGCCGTTCTCGTCCACGATGCCGTAAATGCAAGAGAGGGCTGCCTTCTGCCAGAGCTCCAGCTTTACAAGCCCTGGGGCGAGGACGCCCTCGTGGTGGTGGACGTAGTTCTCCATGAATATGATGGCGGCGGCGGCCTTTTTATGGTCGTAGAAGAACTCCTTCTTCTCCAGGCCGTGGATGATCATCTCGTAGGTGAGCCGGATTTTCTTCCCCACCGTCTCGGTGCCGTCCTTTATGGCCTGATAATACGCGAGGATGTAGTTCATCCTTCTATGGCGTTCAGCTGGTCCATCATGCTCTGGAACTTGCTACCGGCGGTGGCACCCTCCTCGGTAAAGCTCTTGATGATGTTGATAAGGGTCGCAACCGTTCCGTTTGCCGCCGTGGCCGTTTTGTTGTACTCGGTGATTGCCGGGTTGACGTAAACGTTCCCACGGTTTTTGACGTATTCCTTCGTCACAAGCGGACCGTCCTCCGCGATCTTGCGCTCCAGGTCGGTGAGTATTTTCATCTGCACCTGGTACCTCTTGAAAGTGGTCGCGAAAAAGAAGTTGGTACTGACGCCACGCTCTTGCGCCTGGAGCAACACCTCATTAGCTTGTTCTTGTAATGTGAGAGTCTTCTTCATGCGCTTATCCTTTTCGCTTTCTGCCCGGTCGCCTCTTCCCATCTCTGAATGATGGCACTTGCGTATATGGGGTCGTATTCCATCATCCTGCATTTTCTGTTAAGCTCTTGGCACGCGATTAGAGTAGTTCCTGACCCTCCGAATAAATCGAGGACCACTTCGCCTTCTCGAGATGAGTTCCGGATTTGCTTCTTGAAAAGTCCGAGCGGCTTCATCGTAGGATGTATCTCACTGCGGACAGGTTTATCCTCGTATACAGCGGTGGTTAGATGGCTTAAGTCTTTTAACCGCTGTATAAGCTGCTCCCTTGACATCCCATCGACGCCGTCGATAACTGTCGTCAAGGACCTGGCGTCGATAAAGTAATGAGCCGCACCTTCAGTCCATCCATAAAAGCATGGCTCATGTCTCCATTGATAGTCTTGTCGGCCGAGCACAAGCGATTGTTTCACCCATATTATGATCTGATGCGGAACAAGCCCCGACACTTCTAACGCCGTTTGAAAACTCTTTTGTGAGGTTGAGGCATACCAACAATAATAGGCAGCGCCTGGTTTCATGTGCCTCACGGCGTTTTCAAATGCTGATCGTAGAAACTGCTCAAAGTCGTCAACACCCATTGCGTCGTTTTGTATCTTTAATCCATCGGTGCGGCGGCGGCGTTTTTTTGCCACCTCTGGGGAATCTCCGACTCCGAGAGCGACGTTGTACGGCGGGTCAGTTATTAGTAAGTCAGCCACGTCTTGCCCCATCAGTTTCTCGACGTCCCTCGGGTTTGTGCTATCACCCACAAGTAGCCGATGCTCTCCCAATTCCCAAAATTCGCCCGAAGCAGTTATAGGCTCGTTTGGGACAGTTTCCTCTTGTACCTCTGCCCACTCCGCCTCGTTTTCCTCGAAGATAATGTCGTCTATGTCAAATCCAGTTAGGTCAATGTCAAAGCCGTTATCTTTGAGCTCCTGTAGCTCCTGGCTTACCATTTGAGCGTCCCACTCGCCCATCTCGGTGAGCTTGTTGTCTGCCAGTATATAGGCGCGGCGCTGCTCCTCGGTCAGCCCTTCGATAAATACGCAGGGTATCTCCTCCAGGCCGAGCCGCTTTGCTGCCATCACTCGTCCGTGGCCTGCTATGATGTTTTTGTCCGCATCGATAAGGCAAGGAGATAAAAATCCGAATTCCTGGATACTCCTCGCTATCTTTTCGACCTGTTCCTCGCTGTGCTGCTTTGCATTCCTTGCGTAAGGGATCAGGTCAGCGGTCTGTACTTGTTGCACTCCGGCAATTTTTCCCATGTCCGCCTCCAATGTAAAAACCGGAGCGGTGTTGCTCCGGCTTTGTTTGTGCTGCTTTGCCCTGCTCGGGCCTTTTTCCAAAAAACCGCGCGCAACTCCGCGCAGCTTTTCTTACC